TTCTGCCCATGGTGTTTTGCTGTCGGCGTTTTCGGCAAAATTGTATGTGGCCGGATCCCATGTTGTTTTTATGTTTATTTCTCTGTCCGCGATTCCTAAAATTCTTCCCTTGATAGGATCATACAAATTGTAATGATCGATTATCTGCTTGGACCCTTTGCTAAATTCAAATACCTGTCCTAGTTTTTGTGTATCTATGAACGCTGTTTCTGATGCTATGTTTTTCCATGCATATTCTCCCGCTACCGTAAGATCAAAAACTGCAATCGAACCGTCATTTGATCTTGAACTGTTTCCGTCATCTCCCGGAGCACCCACCAACACCGTGTTGTCGATTGCACACACTCCTTTTCCAAAGTTGTCAGTTTCAGATATGTTATCTGTAACCAATTTGTCATCTATTACAAAATGTGTGTTGTACATCGTGGCTGTAAAGGCCGCTCCTGATCCTGTGTTTAGATCAACAAAAGTTGTGTCTTGTAGATCAAATGTTGTTTCCCCCGAATCTACTTTCATTTCTCTAGGAGTAGCCGCTTGTTCAGACCCAATAATTAATCTATTTCCTGCGTCATTAAGATCAAGGCTTGTACCAAATTTCATGTTTGACTGAGAATCCGGGGCAGGTATTGTCTGTTGCAGTGTGTAAGTGTTTGTAGAACCGTCAGCGTTCCATTTGTAGTAGTACACCGCACCTGCATCAGGCTGTGTCGTTGAATCGTCTGTTCCGTCAACACCTGGTGCACCGATTACCAATGTAGTACCATCCTTGCTCATCGAAATGCTTTCACCAAATGCTGTATTGAGTGATGACCCATCAGCACTGATACCTGTCAGTGTCTGCGCCAGTGTAAACGAGTGATCTGTGCTTCCATCATTTGCCTGTGAAGTCCTAATGTATATTTCAACTTTGCCTGCTTGTCCAACCGAAACTGAACTGATTGCTAGTATGTCTCCGTTGTCATTTGCTTCCAAATTATATCCAAATCTTTTTGCCTCGCCTGGGTCAGCACTTTCTAGTGTTAAATTTTGTGTCCAAGTGTCATAAGTAGAACCATCCGAACCTATCCCCCACTCGTACATGTAAACACGTCCTGTGTCACTTTTGTATCCAGGGGCACCAACAAATAGATATTTTGTAGGTGTGCTTTGCACTGAACCTGCCCCGGGCTCACTTATTTTGTGTGAGGTACCAAACTCCTGTGCCTGTGAAGAGTCTGTTGTTGATCCATCCTCGGGCGGAGTAATTGTGTTTAGTATTCCGTATTTGAATGTACTTGGATCCCATAGATAGATTTTGATTAAGCCATTGTCGGTATATCTAGTGCTTCCATCCGAACTTATAGTATTTGTGAAAGGTGCTCCTGCTACTACAAAGTTTTCATCAGTACTCATTGAAAGTGACGCACCTAACCTACTGGTGTTGTCGTCATTCTCATCCATAGTTCCTGTTGATTGCGGATCAAATGTTGTACCAGCGGTGCTGGCAGTTCTAAAAAGGAAACGTATTTCTCCCTGTCCTTTGCCTGGTGCTGATGCTATCACAGTTCTTCCGTCGTTTCTAGCAACAATTCTATGTCCGTATTCTTGATCATCTGTTGAAGTATCAGATGATAACGAAACTTTTAGCGTGTATGGATTTTGTTTTTCATACACTTGCCATAATCCTTCGCTGTCTGCATCTGCAAATACTTTGTCACCTTCTTTTTCAATCGTGTCATTTTTGTCATTGTAATCTGCATAATTTATTAGACTGTTGACATTGTCCATTGAAGATAATCTCACAGATATAAATTTGTACACATTACCGAATGTGTCTGCTGTTGAGCCATCTTCCAAAGACGGTATGAATGCTGTGTTTCCGTCGTAATCTATTATAACCGTCTTATGATTTACAACACTAGATACTTGGTGTACACCATTCAGCGTTGGTTCTTCGCTATTAGATATTCCAAAATAATCAGCCAGATTTGTTGGTGATGCTTGAGATAGTCCATGTGTGTTTGTAAACGTCAACTCCAGTTGTGTAGCATCATTGATAGACCTTACCGATGCTATTTTTAAATTGGCGCTTGTGATTCTGAATACGTCCCAATCTTTGTTAGATTTATTTGCCACCCATACAAGGTCATTTGCAGTGATCTGATTCATGTCAAGCAGTAAAAGATCTGCGATGTCAAAAGCGGTATGCTGTACTTGATTCAACTGAGGATAACCTGCAGTCTTAAACACCTGTGCATGTTCCCTGTCAACACCTTCTTTGGTGTAGTCCAGTCTTGCAAATGTTGTAGAAGCACTGTATTCAACTGGTTTGTAATACAGTTCCTCGGCACCCACATACAAAGATCTAATGTAATCTCTTGTTTCGTTTGTTGTGTCAAACAATTCAATACTTTGTGGATCTGCCTTTGCTTCGTTATCCTTTAGTGTAATTTGTATATTTTCTACAGAGTCAGTATTTCCAAATCTTCCTGTTCGAATCATCCATTCAGGATATAATTCTAAGTCTATGTCCTCGCCCTCGTACTTGGCTTTTAATATTTTGTCAATTGCGTTCTGTGTGCCTTTCTCTCTGATATATCCTTGATAAAACTTGTATTGTGATACGTCGTTAACAAAAAGGTTCTCTAGATAATCTCTTGACTGATAACCAATTAATTTTTGTGCCTGTCTTTGTTGTGCGTCATCAAAGTTGTTAGTCTCAAGATTGTAAAAATCGTTAAACTGTGATATCTTGTAGTCAAAGTTAGGAATAAGTTGCGGAGCAGGTTTTTCAGATTTCAAAATCCAATTTGCAGTCCCAAAAGTTGTTCCGGAGTTATGATTTGTTTTCGCAACGTAGAATTTTCCTTGGTACTCTACCGAATCACCTATGCTGAAGTCAGTATTTGCCTGCCAGTAAGACACCTGTGCGGCGTCAAACATAAATCCAGGTGCATAGTAATCACCATTCCAACCAGATGTTTTCCATCCAACAACTTTTAACCTCTGTTGTCTGAATCCTGTATCCGCATCGTAAATTATATCAGAAAACACAGTTGAGTTATCAAAAATTAGTAAATGTTCTTTTTGAACTGTGTTTAGTGCTATGTTGTATAGACCTATTGCATCGGATTTGATTCCCAATTCAAATGTCTTTCCAATACGTTTGGTTGATACCTGTCTAATATCAATTTTTCTTCCGCCTGCGTCCAATAGTGAATAATCACCAGACAAGTTTCGCAGTTTGCCTACAATTGAATTGTTGGTGTCAAGTTCAAATCCGTCAGCGGCTGGTGAGACTGTCACAGCGGCTCCTGGTGCCCATTCCTGTGTGGTCCAGAACAAGAACTCTCTTACAGCGTTGGCCCAATTTAATGTTTCTTTTAGTTCTCGAGAAAATTTATTAAATTTAAATCCTTGCCCTTCGAGGTAATGTCCGTATCCAAAAAGAAAATCTACCACATCCTGTATGGTGTTGAAAACATAGCCATAAGGAATAGTCTGTACCGTTTCCTGGAAAGTGTTGAAACTTTTTACTGCTGTTGCTCCCTCAATAGAAACTTTGGTATGCGTAGTGGTTTTTACAGGATAGTTAAACTTGAAAAAAGGTTTTGAAGTTGAATAACCTAATATTTTATACCCGCCAAGTAAAGTTGATCCATCCGTGCCCACATCTGTGTTTTTCTCAATTAATACACCCGAGTAATTAAAACTTTCTACAGGATTAGACGTCCTAAATAAAATTTTATAGTTCTCATCTGGTATAAATTTTGAACCAGATGTTGATCCAGGGGAAACTGAATCTGTAAGAATTTTTAAATTGTCCTTGTCAGTAAATCCTCCCAACTTGTAAGCAAGTTGCACAGATAAATTTTTCATTTTGTCATAGAAAAAAGTCTTTGTGTCTAAGCCACGTGATATCAAATAATTGACCACATAAGGCTGATAACCTGATGTGATATATCTCGTAACAACGCCTGTTGCATTGTTGGTTTCGGTCTCTAAATGATATTTGATCGTTGACAGTTGTGCTCTTATCTCCGTGTCTTTGTACACTTCATTTCCAAGAGAATTTTTTATAATCCTTGAATTATCTAAAAGGCAAGCGAAAAATTTAGCAGGTTTTGTTAGTGCAAGGGTTTTCATTACTGTAAACGGCAATGCACTAGATCTTCTCCAAGATGTTTCAGCAGGACCCCAGTCTCCAAATTTCCAAGATGCACGTCTGCCAGGTATATCAAAATTATCAACTAGCCCGGCCGCTATTGGATCTAGTAAATTTCCCGATGCATCTACAGGGAGATAACTTTTAATTAATGGTTTCCCGTATCTGCCTGGTTCAGTTTCTATTGCTGTCCATAAGACATCATTAGCAGATGTGTAAGGTGCAGGACCATACAGCGTCTCCCAATCCGATGGCTTCTCAGAATGGCCCAACATTTCCCATGGTCGCACGTGAGGGGCATCTGTATCATAAAAATAATTGTAGATACCTCTCCAGTGTCCTGGAAGCGTTTGCTTGTTCAGTCTGTCTGTGCTTATTGCATAGTTGTATGTGAACGGTGAACCTTCAACAAAACTGGAGTTGTTAATGTATTGCACGTTGTTTCTACCTGCCCAAGTATAGAAATCTGTTGCCATTACATCTGTGACTTCTTGCAGAGTGTATTCAGTGCTTGTGAACGCACTAGGCATCACGTCATTTATTTCTATCAAGTCTGGATCGTGTGCAGTTTTTAAGTTATTGTAAATCCTTTTTTCAAGTTCGATAATTAGATTATCTCTCTCATCACCATATGCTTTTATTATTGAACCATCATGTTTCCTAATCACCGCGGTGTCTGTAAGATACGTATCGTCAGTGAATGTTTCGGGTTTGAACTTTGGATACATTCCTAATTTTGTCGGAGATGGAGGCAAGTAACTGCCGGTTGTGTCTGGGTAATCTTTAATTACTACTTTGTCACCTTCTGCCAATGTGGCACTTATTGTTATGCTATCATCTGTTGTGCTAAAAGTATAATCGCTTCCAAGCACCAATTGTGTGCCATTGAGATAAACGTACACCGCACGGTTGCTTGGTGTTGTAATACTATGTTGTGAATCTAGTGCATAATCTGTTTGTGACTCGCCAAGCACTGTATAGGTTCTTGTGCTAACGTTTTCTCCCCAACCAACCATGTCCTCATAGTAGAATGGAAAAGAACTATCTCTGCCTGGTGTAATTGCGGCTATAATCTCATCAACCCTGTCAGCGGCCACACCCTCGTATGCTGTTCCCACGGCGTGTGTAAGGAATGCGTTGTACCATTTTTCATATTCCTGGCTGGCATACTCTATAGACAAAATTGTATTTGCTTCTTGATCTATCAAACCAAACAAAGCCGGTATCAATGATGCCTGGTGTTGTATGATACTGCCGCCTTTCAACCTTGCGTCAGGTTTATCCCTTAGGTTACTTGTGCCTGGTATCGCTCCGTTGACGTCTTGGTTTTTGTCAAATATATCACGCACATGGTTCAGTATTTGTCCAAACGTAAATGTGCCCAATGGTTTGTTAAGACTGTTTACTGCCAAGTTGTCTGGCACTTCATAAATGCCTTTGTCTGCTATCTTGTCGGCACTGCTGTATCCTGCTATTCTTATTTGGTCATTTACTTCTAATTCTTCGTTAAATTTTACATACCTGTTTATTGTTCCATCAACCAGTGTGTAATCGGTTGTTAATGTTTTTCTTAAGCCGTTTACACTTACAGAAACTTCTAGGTCTGTAAGGTCGGATGAATTTTTGTAGAAATCGATAGGGAACAACTGTTTTTCTGTTGCTTCAACTATGAAAGTCCTTATTACTCTTTGTTTACTGTCATTAGTTCTTTTGACCCAAGATGTCTGTTCGACTGTTGATCCATCCTGTTTGGTAAAATGTAAATGCTGTCCTGCTAAATTTTTTGTAATTGTTTTTGTGCCGGATTTGTAGGTAAACGTTCCTGACGTGTGGTCAGATTCAAAAACAATGTCACCAACATTATTAATAGTGTTGTATTTTACTTTGATGCCAAGCACCGTGTCTTTTGTTGCTGTGTCTGATGTAGCAAATTCCAAAACTTTTGCTCCAACAAATGAAGATCCTGGATATTTTGTTGTGTCGTTTAGTTTAACATCTGCATCATCGAACATATCAAACAATGGTTGTTGATTGACTCCGGTCTTTTGTTGCGTCTCCTTCCAACTTGTAGAGCTAGAATCGTAATAATAAGATTTGCCTTGATTTTCTGTTCCGAACTCTATGAATATGTTATCCAAATTAGCAGGCACTCCGTCTGATTCCTCTGTAAGTGATATCACCTGCGAGCTATCACCTGCGGTAGCAAAACTTACTTTATAAATTCTGTTCTTAACAATTGGATCGGTGTCAGCAGAAAATATTACTCTCATGCCTTCTGTAAGTGAAAGTCCATCAACAATGTAACCTGTTTGTGATACAACATCACTGAAAGCATCGGTAGTTTGGGTATCAAACAAAGTAACAGAAGTTTTAGCCTGTGTACCGTGGTTGTATAGTGCTATACCCGAGTCAAACTCTATAATTGGCCTCTTTGCCCTGTCCTCTTCCTTAAGGTCTGGTGTATAACCAATGACGTCCGCCGTCTGCTCAATGACGGACCTGTGAAACCATCTGTTGTATCTCGACCAAGCATTTTGGTCTAATGAATCTCTTTTGATTAAGATATAATCCTTAGTGTCCGGTGTGTAGTATGCCTTGGCATAGGGTCTGGAGTCGAAAGCAAAAGCATCGTATGGTATAGTGCTTTCTGTTGCGTATGTGGCCGGGGTAATTAAATTATCAACGTCAGTCAATGTTATTTCATCACCAACTCCCTCAACGTAATATTCTTTGTCGATATAGGACGACCCTGTTGTTAATTTACTTGCAGTAAATTTAACCTTCATTCCGTTTGATAAATTTAGTGTTCTTATACTATAATTTTTTACGCCAACAATGTCCTTGTCAGGATCAATTTTAGCCAATGTGTTCACTGTTCTGATCTGTAATATACCATACATCGCATCATGATTTCCACACTGATAATATAAAGTGTCAGGAGTACCTGTCAAAGGTACTGTGAAAGTTACAGTCCCTAATTCGGCACCGTTATTTGTAACACCGGTGCTGTAAAGCGTTGATGTTGATCCATCTTCTGCTACTTGACTTTTGTATGGTTCAGTCATTATGTAGAAAGGATGTCCTTTTACATTGACATTGAACTTATAAGTATTGCCTCTATATAAAGTTAATATTGGATTGTTCTCTGATGGCCTGTGGGCAAAATTATATGCACCTTTGGCTAAATTCACTACATCATATTCAGCAACCACTGACGGTCCAACTCCGTCAATCTCAACTGTGTTGGGTCCGTTCGGCAACCAGTAGTATTCTCTGTAATTGATAAGTTTATCATAATCTATTGCTGGATTCCAACCGTATACAGTTTGTTTGTTAAGTCTATCATGGTTGTCCGTCTTGCCACCAAGATATTTTATTTGATTTATGTAATCATCATATGTTCCTGTAAACTTAACTTGGTCTTCTGGATTTATTGAAGTAGTATCTCTGTCCGTGTATGTAACTGTGGGTTCCAACTGATACGCCATTCTATCTCTGCTTGTGGCAGTGAGATATCTGTCATTGACTGATCTTGTGTATGCATCTTTACGTCCAATGAATCCGTCTAGTCTTTCAAGCGAACCTTTTTGCACCAAAGGGTCTAGTGTGCTTGAAAGGAATCTTTCGTTTGCGTCTGTTCTATAGAAAGCAGGTAGATGTTGTATGGTACGTCTGTACTCGTTGTCGCCCTGCTTGACTACTTCGTTGTTAGTTGATGAATTAGTATTTCGTGCCATTAGTATCCTGATCCACTACTGCCGGAACTTGACGTTGAACCGGAACCTGTTGTAGTGGAGCCTGACACTGCTGATCCTGTACTTGTGGTTGAGTTGGTTGTGGCAGTTGATGTTGACGTTACAACTGTACCGGACGCCGCCAATTGGTTGGCACCTAGTGCTGTAATAATCGAAACATCATCAACGGTGGCCCCACTGATAAAAATTTCATCTGCCGCTGAATTTATTTGGAACAGAGACCCAAATGTCTGTCCTGATTGATTTGGCACAATGACAACTGTAAGCAAATCTGGTGCAAGTTGATTGTGTATGTAAGCGGCTAATTCTGTAAAATAAAAACTATCTCCGAAATCCCAATTATCCAAAGCAAAAAATTCGTTAATTGCTTGTATTACTCTTGTTTTGATTACTGCATCGGTAACATTGGTTTTTGAATTTTTAACAACTTTAAATGTTGCCTGCAGTTCTTCTTCTGAATTTGTACCAAAAAGTATTTTGTATTTTACAGGATGGTATACAATCTGATCTGATAATGATTTCAAAGGATTGAGCGAACCTGAATACGATATCCTTAATTGGTCTGGTGTACTCGCGGCAGGTTTTGTACCGCCGTCTTGTAGCCAAACTCTAAACAAGTTATCATATGTTCTCTCCAATAGATACACATCAACAATGTTTGACACGCTTGGATCTATTCTAGTTTCCTGGCCAGCATTGTGTCTGTACTGGAAAGTCAAAGAACTTCTACCTCTTCTCGCGATGTAGTCTGTGCTTGTTGATAGTGTGTTTGTATCTGTGCTGTATTTTTTAATTACATCTTCTTCGACATCATAAAAGTAAAATAATTGTCCGTCTGAATAAGTTGTGCTGTTTACATTAATGTCTGTTTCATTTTCAGAAACTATAAAGTTTGTGGCCGCATAAGGTCTAAATCTTTCAATGTTATCATATGAGGTATATTTTTCAAAAAACACAAATTTAGTGGATACAGTAGTATCTGGCTCAACAACAATGTCAAAAATTTCAGGATTGTCTACGATTCCGTCATCATCGTCATCAAAGAATCCTACTTTAACTTTTCTATTGTCTTGGAAACCGTCTGCTTCTGTAACTGTATCAACAACCTGCCAATTTATAGCATACCCTATGCTGTTACCTGTTGAAACTATATCATTTGTTTTAAGAATCTTAACAGTGTCTTTTACACTTTTTCCTGTTTTGTAGTCGTAAATTTTTTCTTCTATGTCGTAATGAAATTTATTTTGTGATTCAGATTCAAATATGTAATCTAATTTTCTATATTTGACAGTGTAAGTGTTTCCGTCATTAGTAAATTTAAAAAACCAACTGGCATCTAGGTTAGTGCCTGCGGTGCTTCCTGCACCTGCTGTTGCAAATATATCGCTTGAGCTTAAATTTGTTGATGTGATAACTTTGAATTCTTGAGAATTCTCATCATATCTCAATCCAAATTCTTCAAACGCTTCTATTCTGTTCACAATGTCTGCTTCAAGAGTAGTTGAGAAAGTTGTTGTGAACGGTGGGATCACAGCATTAATGACAGACCCGTCAGGAATAATATCGTTCAAAGTAATTGGTCCTGTGCCGTCCTCGAGATTCCCAACACCACCATTTGCTCCATCTAAAACCACTGCACTTATTTTTGCCCAAGATCTATCTTCTGCATTGTCAGTGCCTGCAGTAACTAATTTGTCGTTTAAAAATTCTCTAGTGTCGGGAGATGTAAATTTAACCAGTGCGCCTACTTTTGCAAATTTTAAATTTGATGTTGCAGAATCTCCAACAACCAATGCTCCACCCGATGTGAAATAACCGGTGTTTGTATTTGTGCCTGTGGTAGTTGAATTCCAAGTTGCACTCAATGTGCTGGTATCCTTGGCCACATATTTTAAGTAATAAAATTGCCTAGCGTATGATTGTTTAAGTTTTGCTTCAACTGACGAATCGATCGTTGATTGTATTTCGCTTCTGTTGTTAAACGTGAAAGTGAATTGTTGAATGCTTTCTTCCCTGTACAGTA